AGTCTTTTAAAAATAAGATCCCTGGCGGCTCGCTGGGCGCGCTTCTTCAACGCTTGAGGATCTGCAAAACGATTCAACTTTCGTTTTCTGGCGCGGGCAATGACCTTGGCCTTGCGCTTCATCCTCTGACCTTGCTTGCGCTTTCTTTGTATTGTCCATGCTTCGTTCATCGGCAGATTCTCCATATATAGTATTTAGGAATCCCAGTTCTTTATTGCCGTAAAATTCTGATGAGAAAACTCAAGACGGTCTACCAGTTTGACAGTTTTTCCTAACTTATCTACTGCCACAAATCCTTCATCTCCAGTAACTTTCAACCCTGTATTTGTTTTGACAAATGTTCTGTATTTGTTTGCTCCACTTCCCAACTTGTCTACGATAATGTTCTTTGAATACACAATATTAGACTGACACTCAATCACGGCAATTAGAGTATTCTTCGTCTTCCGAATAACTTTAAGCTGCTCCTTCTTTACCTTCTCTTTGGCACTCTTTGCCTTCGGGGTCTTTACAGAAGCAATATGTGTATCCCACCAAGATTCAAAGTATTTGATATATTCATGAACGTGTGCCCTTGGATTTTTAATAGCTTCTCCTGCTCGGACCTTTGTATTATTAAAAGTTTTCAAAGAAGACCCAATTCCTACAGAGGGAATCATATCCTGCATTCTGAGAAACAACTTCAAATCCTTTGAATTAATCTTACGAAATGCCTTGCCTGCTCGCGAAAGATGGCGGTCTATTCCTTTGACTTCTTTCGGCGTAAACAGAATGTTTCCAGAGACATCGTGATAGTTTGCGTTGTCATACCAGACACTCTTGACATTCTTGAATCCTGCAATGTTCACTCCAATGGATGCCGACATCTCTGGAAGAGAGTCGCCCGTATATGTCGTGTGCCAGACAACTCCCATCTTTGCTGCCTTTATTTTCTTGGCCATTTCAGAATTCACAGGAACCGCATAGACAATTGTATTTGGCTGAAAGGTAATATAGGATTCCCCATCAATCTTCTGGGTGTCCAAATCATCCTTGGTGAACATCATGTCACCCTGAATAACTCCATTGATTCCTATCTTTGGTAATTCTTTTAGGGCAACCTTTAGTTTATCTGCAAGGCCGCCTGAATATCCATACTTCTTTATGTCGGCATTAGACTTGACTAATTTTGCATTCTTGGCAAAGACGCCTTTTGTTCCTACAAAAAACTTTCCATCGGCAGGGTCTGTTCCTGCAAATACAGCCGGGGCGCCATCCCACTTAACATGAAGGTCTACCTTTTTATTCGTATTCCCAGAGAGCATGTCGCGAATAGACTGAATAAAATTAATACCAGAACGAACACCATCAATACCATACAAGAACACAAGGTCTTCAAGATGTTCAAGATGAAGATTCTTTGTTGCGTCTTCTGTCAGAAATTGATTAAATGATTGCATAGTTATTCAGCTATTAACTGCGTTGTCGCAGAACCCTTTTCCACATAATTCCTCACAGTTAATGGAAGCCTTTTTCCCTTTGAACTAACCCGATTCCCTTCAAGTTTTAATCTCACTATAAGAAGAACATCTCCGGTAGAATCTAACGTAAACTCAATTTTTGGAATTTTACTCCCACCCTTATACCCTCCGCCAGATAATTTATCCGTAATCCCAGTAGTTAGCTCTACATTAACTTTATGTCCTGTTAATTTTGTTCCTAAAACACCAAAATCATAAAGTTTAGATTCGCCTTTATTTAACTGAACCAATACTACATCCTTTTCCCCCCGCGTAGCATGGTAATCCATAAAATTTGAGATATTTTTAATAAGAGTCTTTTGTCGCCTTCTTGATATTTGTTTAACCGCCTCAGAATATGCAAGTGTTAATGCCGGAGATATTTTTTTCTGCGACAGCAGCTTAATGTATTTATTTTTTGTTGCAGAATTAAACTTAACCCCAAAGGGAGAAAACAATTCTACCATACTTTCTACCCTAGATCCACCAACCTGGCCAAACTGTTTAACATCTCCATATTTTAATGATATTCCAACACCAGCCTGAATTCCATCAATATGAACCTTCAAATCAACCTTCGTTCCAGTTTGATCTAATAATCCTTCCGACAAAACCTCTATAATATTTTTTTGATTATTATTATACATCATATCAGCCCACTCCATAATAGAGTTGCCGTTAGCAAACTTAACAGCGGCTGTGACAATTTCCTTTATTTCTTTATTTCTATATATTCCCCGACTAAGAAACGCCTTCATATTAACTTCTGCTAGGTTAACTTTACACTTCACAATATCAATAACTTTAGGCTGGGCATTCGGAGAACGAAATTCTGTGAGGGAAGTAGCTCCCTTAGATCCCCCCTTCGGAGCTTTATTTAATTTATTAATTACTTTAATAACATCAGAATCTGAAATTCTTTTTGTTTTTGATAAAAATCTTGCAGTAATAGCAGCAGCTAATATGCCCTCTGAAACATCTCCTTTATTAAACTTGGCTGCCATTATAATTCTCCTTAAAATAATACAATATTATTTATAAGAGAGAATAGTTGCCAATTCCTTCTTCTGAAAAAATCACATTCTGAATCCCAAAGGTCGCAATGGCTCGCTGACAGCCCACGCAAGGTTTAGAAAGCCCCCATGTAATCTTCTTGGTCTTCCTGTTTCCAGAATCAAACTTGACTCGGCAAACATAGAGGGTGGCCTTAGAAAGTTCATCCTCTGATATTCTCTTCAAAGCATTCTTGATGGCATCTGTCTCTGCATGGAGAAAGATGGCACCTTCGCGCTCCGAGAATTGAGAATGAAACGGGTGGGACTTATTCTGGTTCACTCCATATGCAATGATTTGATTCTTATAATGGAGTGCAGACGCAAGTCTGGCACCAGAGCGATTTATATTCTTATCAAGATCCTCTGCAATTTTTGCAAGGGACTCCATAATTTTCAAGTGTTCCATAATGTTTGTATAGGGAATTAGCCGTTCTTTGCCTTCCCTACGTTTCCACCAAGAGCGTTGACAATATTCAAGATAAAATCAACAGCCTTGTTATCACTTGAGTTGGGAGTGAGTGCAGCCACAACGGCAGCAATGCCCACGACCTTGAATGCAATATCCAAAATACTTCCCCAGTTTGCTGTAAGCCAGTCCATAATTGTATCTCCTTATAATAAAATAATGTTAGAACAGTAGTATTTAGTCAACAATAAAATCTGAGAAGTCCCTTTTAGGAACACCCCCCAAGGAATCGTCATCCATCAGGTCTTCTTGTGCTTCTTCTTCACAATCAAACAGACGCATCTTTGTTCTGTCTACACCAACGACAAAGCGTCGGTTCTGCGTCATATCTGCATACCGATTCTTCAGTTGCTTGACCATCATCTGGCCCAATTCATCAAGTTCGTCCGTCCGAATCAACGCCAAAAACAAGTCAGCCGTTGCAGGAAGTCCAAAACTTTCCGCGACATTTTCCATCGAAACGTCCGAACTCGCAGCACCAGACCTGTTAATTTGAGTTGCAGTAATGATCGGAACCACCAGTTCGACAGCCAACCCACGCAACTCTTCCGCAATACTCTTAATTTTCTCATAGCTCGAAACATTGGCACCCCGATACACCATTGATTGACACAAGTTAATATAATCAATGAAGACAACATCTGACTTGAAGTTGCGCTTCATCTCCAACTCTTTTATCAAATGCCTAAAGTGTCCTGCCCCTGCCTGAACCGTGGGATACTCTTTTACAATCAGTTTCCCTACAGTCTTCTTTTGAATATCCTCAATCTTCTTGTCATATATCTTCTTTCCCATTGATTCAATATCTGCCATTGCAACGTTCATTAGGTTGGCATCAATTCTCTCTGAGATTCTTTCCTCCGACATCTCCAATGTAATATATAGGACATTCAATCCGGCAGTCATGTATCCTGCTGCCATGTGACACATTGCGAGTGTCTTACCTGCACCCGGAGATGCCATCAAGACATTCAGAGTCTTGCTCGTCAGTCCTCCACCAGTAATCTTATTGAGCATATCCAAATCAAAAGGAATGCGAGTTTCCTTCTTTGTGTAAAATGCATATCGGTCATCTGCATCCTCGATATAATCGTGCCCAATATGAGAATCAAACGAAACCGAAAGTGCCTCTGTCAACAACGTCGGAATTGCTCCCTTGTCCTTCTTCGTCTTGCCATCAAGAATTTCAATCGACTCCATGATTGAATTATAGATTGCCTTATCCTGACAGAACTTCTCTGCATTGTCCGTCAACCACTTGGAATCCAAATCATCAATGGATGTCGCATCAATCTCTTCAAACACTTCTACTACAGATTCATATTCCTTTCCGAGATTATCATTTTCAGTCAATTCAATGAGCAATGCATCCTTTGTCGGATTCGACTGATACTTGTTTACATAATCTACGATTGAATCGAATACAATCCTCTCCGACCTCTCATGGAAATACTCACTCCTCAAGAACGGGAGTGCTGTTTTCATAAAAGACTCGTCTTTCAAAAGACTCGTCAATATCACCTTCTCTATTCGTGTCGTCATAATCTACCCTTACATTTTTTTCTGTGTGTTTCTTCACCAAATCAAAAAGAATACTCATCAACAATCTATCAAAACTTTCTTTCATTTCATCTGGGTATTGAATATTTTGAATTTCATCCGGCACATGAATAACATCAAATTCATATTCAACATCCAAAGAACTATTTTCTACCTCAGAGCTTGGTTTAATAAATTTAAATTCTCCATATTGATACTTCATACCCGTAAATGGCCCAAGAATTATTTCAACAATAACATCCTTTGGTTCTTTATCTTCTGCATCTACTGTATAATAATCTTCAATATTAATATTATCATTATCCCACATCTTCAGACTCCTCCTCATTCATTCCATATAAATATTCTTTTCTTGCTGCTGCATCCAATTGGTCTAAAATTTCTTTTGTGAAATACTTCTCTGGGTCTTCATTGATATGCTTTGCAAAGTTCTTGGAGCCATCAGGAAATTCAATTCTATTTGAAACGCTCTTGAAAATCCCATGCAACAATCCAAGTTCAATCAAACCATAATACCTATTTAGACCAGTATCATAACGAAGAAGAACATCAACCAATTTATTTTCTACAGTCAAACGAGATTTATAGTTACGACAATGAACTATATTTCCTACAACATCCTTTCCATCCTTTTCCTTTCGCTTTGAAAGAAATACAATAGAGTCGGCAGAATATTTTAAGCCGCTACCTCCTGCCAATTCCTTTTCTGGATATAGGCTACCAATCTTGTCATAGGTATGGTTTGTGACCACCATAGGGATTCCGAGTTTGCCCAATTGAATTGTCAGAACACGAAATGCTCCCTTTATCATGGGTGCGCGGGTCATGTCTCGCTTTTCACTTCCCGTTGTCACATCCTCTACTTCTTTAGAAGTGGACAATTGGCCCAGGCTATCCAGACAAAACAAAAGAGGCATTCTCTTTCCTTCTGGAAGTTCTTCTACCCTTTTCAATATGGTCATTGCCTGTGTTCGGAATTGCTCTACTGTTGCCACAGGATACATTTGAATCCTATTAGTATCAATCCCACGCTGATTCAACATGGACTCACTAATTGCAGATTCACTTTCAAAGAAAATAATCCCACCATCTTTGTGGTCTTCAATAAACTGTCTCATCATGCCCAAAAGAAAATAAGTTTTCCCTGTTGCAGATTCTCCAGCCAATGCCGTCACTTTATTTCCCGGCAATCCTCCATAAATAGACCCCGAAAGTAACGCATTGAAAATATACGACCCGGTATCAATATACTTATCCACATCTGCATACTGATTCACATACGGATTTATTTTTTTCACATCTCCAAGAAAATCGAATGTTCCCATATTAATACATTTCCTTTACTTTATCACATAGCCCATACTTCTTTGCTTCCTTTGCATTCAGCCATACATCCTGCGGAGGCAAAAGAACCTCTCGAATCTTCTTTTCGGTAAGCCCTGTGCATTTCATATAATGAGACAATATCATTTCGGAAGTCAAGTCGATTGCGCGAGATGAATTGACCAACTCATGCTCCTTTCCCCACCTTCCCCATGAATATTGGTGAGAAAGAACTGACGAATTCGGAGTCATTACCCGTTCTCCCTTGTGCCCTGCCATGAATATCATCAATGCGGCACTTGAGATTTCCCCCAGGCCAATCGTATGCACAGGAATCGCAGAACCCTTCATGGTGTCAATCAATGCAAACGCATCGCCCACACTTCCGCCACCGGAATTGATAATCAAAGTTAAATTTTGAACTGGGGATTGTGTGATATTATTTTTAAGTATCCATTCAATCACGGGCTTTACTGATTCACTATTAATGTCACTCATTAATAAATATACACCCAACTTTTCCAGACTGGGTTCTGCATCCGCAGACAGAATGGCACTCAATGACACATCTGCCTGCGGACCCTTATCTACATTATTCCCCTTCTTTTTCATTTTCTTCTTTGCTGTCATACAAAAAACCTTTCTAGTGAACTCGTCTCTTCAGAATTCCAGCCCACCGATTTTAGTATTCCCTCGACAGGATCGAGGAAAGCCTTCACAAATTGTTTGTCATAATCAATATACTCTCTCAATCCAAATTCAGAAGGAAGGTTATTGACAATTGAAATCACAGAATCCTTTACAGGGTTTGGTGATTTCAAATACAGGAATTTAATTTTATCTCCGTCTGCAATCCTTTCATAGTCATTTTGGAGTCCATTCTCCGCAATCAGCCTATTATAAATGATTGACCCCTTTACATGAATGGGGGTATGTTTTATATAGGTCACACCGTCTGGTGCATACTTTCTTATTCCATTTACTCCTCTCGGAAACGCAACCTCTTCAGGAGGAAGGGATTTAAACTCCTCCTTGAAGTCATCAATAAACTTTTGCGTATCCTTTTCGGTTCCGCTCATGATTACCTTGAGTGCATCTTTAATTTTCTCTCGACACACTTCTGGAGTCGAAGACTTGACGGCCTCCATTCCCATGATTTTCAACTTGGGTTCTGCATATCGCACACCTTCGTTGTCATAGACATTGAGGGCATACCGCTTCTTTGCAGTCCAGATCCCTCTGGATGCAATTGCTTCCCTCTTCATGAACATCTTCTGGTCAAACGCATTCATATAATCGGCAAGGTCATTATAACACTTGTCGATATAGGGTTCAATTCGTTCGGAAGATGCCTTGTCAAGAAAATCAACAACTCTTTCGTCTGTGACTGGCTCGTCCCCATATACCATCTGAATCACTTCATCGAAGCGAACGTAAATGGAATCTGTGTCCGAAGCAATTACAAAATCTCCTCCTTCTGTTTCCAGAGCATCATTCATGTATTCATTCATTCTCTCCTCAATCCAACGAATGGACAACTGGCCTGCCTTGGTAACTGCCTCGGCAATGCGAACATCAAAGAACCTGAACCACTTATTTCCCAATGCGCCATAGGCACTATTCAACTGCACCTTTCGAGCAAGCTGATCGTTGTTGTGCTTGGCAACCTGATTTAGATGTCTGCGCTTCTCCACTCCCGAAGATTTCTCGGCAAGTTTCTGAAACTCAATCATCTTCTTCTTTGATTCAGTTCGCTTTCGATACAAGTCTTCAAGAATCTCAGGAAGAAATCCCTGTGAATCTGTCCTAAAGAATTGGCCATTGGGCGCGGCAGTCAACGCATACTTGTCCAGAAGAGAAGTATCAAAAGTCTTTTCAATAACCTTAGACACATCATCCATGCCAGACAAGGAACCACGAAGGTCTTCGGGAACCCTGTCAATAGGGACCAGTTTTTCGGGACTCAAGTTATACTGCATCATCAAATGAGGATACAGAGAATTCAAGTCAAAAGAAACCACCCAGTCATGGGCACCCACTTGCGGTGCCTTGACATATGCTCCCTCATACCGAAAGTCCTTGTCGGCACTTCTCCTAGGAGGCACCACAATGTTCTTGGGGCGAAGGTGATGATAACAAATGCTATCCCACATCTTCACCTGGGAGAACACATCATCAAAGTTCACCTTTGCCGAATACGCGAGCGCAACTGCCATCTCAATGAATTTCATTTTATCATCAAGGCGGCTGACGAGTTCCACATCCTTTACATTATACTCAATGAATTTATGATAATCCCTTTTATACAATGTATGCAAGGTTCCGAATTCGTCATAGGACAACTTGCCCTCTCCGAGTTCCACATGAGAAATATAGTCCAGACGATAACTCTCTTGGTTTGCATATGTAAACTTCTTATACATCTCAAGATAGTCGAGGGTGGCAACCCCGGCAATGTCAACCACCATCTGTTCCTTGCCGTATGCTGCCGTGAACGTTCGCGTCTTGACAAACTTCCACGGTGATAGTTCCGACACTTTTTTCTCGCCCAGCACCTTTACGATTCTGTTGTGCAGATACGGAATATCAAATCCAGACACATTCCACCCGGTCACAATGTCCGGGCCATGCTGATTCCAACACGCAAGAAAACTTCCGAGAAGATCGGCTTCATCCTTACAGGAAACATATTTAATATGCTGCCTGCTCAGAGTTTCCTCAATCTCACAATCCTCGGGTTCGTTGAAACCAAATACATAGAAATCTTCATGGTTAAATTTAATTGCAATTGAAATAACAGGAGATGCCGCAGTCTCGGGATAAGGAAACCCATCATCAGATGCGACCTCAATATCAATATTGGCAACCACAATATCCTTTATATCATATTCAATATCCTCGGGATAGGTATCACCAACAAAAGAAAACGCAAAATTCTCGTTTCCATAGATAGTAAAACTGTCCAAATCTTTATATCTGTCATAAAAATCTCGCATCTCTTTGATGGACTTCTTGTAAATGGGCTTTAAATTTTTACCACCAAGGGTCTTGTACTTGCCATCTTCTATGCCATTATTGATCTGGCTCGCTGCCACAAAGGCAGTCGGACCATAATTCACCTTCTTCTTTTTGGGTGCCCCATCTTCATCAATGTATCGCAGATAAACTTGGTTACCTACGACACGCACGTTCGTATAATATTCCATAATATATGCCTCAGTTTTTTTAGTTTCTTTTTTCTGGATTATCCAGAGATTCAATAAATTCGTTCAATTTTTTCTGTGTGACTGGTCCGAGTATTCCATCGGTGTATAAATTATTTTTTCTTTGAAATCGAGTGACCACCAATGCCGTTGACGGACCATAGAATCCATCAACAAATAGATAGTCTCTGATAGACCCTTTCGGTGTGGCTTCTGAAATCCAAGTATTTAATTTAAGTTGAATTCCTCGCACATCATCCCCGGTCGCAAACACATCGTAAACGTGTGCGCTGCTCTTCTTGGATGATGGATGATAATTTGCTCCTGCATTAAACTTTCCATATTCATTGAGATTCAAAATTCGTTTATAATCAAACACCGGACAAAGTTTACTCGAAACTTCTCGGTGCCCGCGAAAGGTAAGTTTCAAATCCCCATAGGCATCATTGATTTGCTTACATAAAAGAATCAATGCTTTATATTGGTCTTCTGTAAAATCTTCTTCATTCAGACCATGCAGACAAATTGCAATCGACCCGCGATTATATCCCTTCTGGGCGGCTGGAACCTTTTCTAAATCTCTACCCGATTGAATGGTTCCGTCCGTGCGAATGAAATAATGATACCCAATGTCGGACCATCCCTTTTCGGTATGCCATCGTCGAATTACTTGAACATGGTCATGGAACGGGCTATTACTCGCAGAGCAATGTAAGAAAACTGTGTTCACATATCTTTCTGGCATGACAAACTTAAAATGGTCATTTGCCATTCGTATTCCTTTCGAGTTCTTTTCTATCGGAGCATTCTGAACAAGCGTATAATGCTTCGGCCAAAACACGGTCATACCCAACATCGAGAGCAATTCTTTTAACTTCATCTACATCCTCTTCACAAAAATCACAAACAAATCGACGTTCGTTAACTTCTTTCATACATTCCCCTGATGCACAAAAACGGGGGAGGTTTCCCTCCCCCTTGTGGGTTCTTGCTATTTATTCATTCAACGGCTGGGGATCGCTCGTATACCCATTGTTGATATGAATCTGTCTCGGTTGCTTCTCCTTCGGGATTTCATTCACCAAATTAACAATAAGAAGCCCATTTACAAAAGAGGCTTCTGTTACCTTAATTGTTGGACTGAGTGTCCATGAACGCTTGAAATTGCGGGCTGCAATTCCTTGGTGAACATACACAGCAGAATCGGCGCTATGATCCTTCAAGGATTCGACAGTAAGAACGTCTTCCTTCACCGTAACCTCAATTTCCTCTTCTCCAAACCCAGCCAAGGCAATTTCAATAGCAAAGTTATTGGAATCGCCACTCCTTACAATATTGTATGGGGGATATGAAGTTGCCTGTGCCGTTCCTGCTCCCGACGAAACTAGACGATCAAAAAGTTGATCGAATCCCAAAAGAAATGGGTCGCTCCGTAGTTGGTCGAATAGTGCGGGTGTCCTTGTTGATACTACCATATTAATTTCTCCTTAATTATAAGCAAGATTGCTTTTATTTAAACTGGCCCGACCATCGGCACCAATCTAAAACTTTTTATTTCTTATTTCCAATATTATACTTGGCAACGAGTTCCCAATCAGACTTGTCTTTGTGGGCAATTATTTTAATCTGCCCCAAAGGAACAACAGGCTCGGCTGTCTTCTTTGCGTCTACCAATGTTAATAATCCCCATTCGGCTAATAGATTTACAATTGCATTTCTTCGACCCAAATCATTATCGCTAAAGTTTGTCGGTTTCCCATCCAGGGCAAACAACTCTTTGAAATGCACAATGTAATACTTGCTTCGCTTGTGAAGAATGTGACATGATTGATATAGGGTGCGGTCCTTGCGACTCGCGATACCAATCCGAGTGAGTGTTTCTCGTATCTTCAAGAAATCTTCATCATCATTCAATTCAATCTCTGCAAGACTATCCAAATCTACTGGAACTACTTTACGCTGGTCTGTTTCCTCGCTTTGATTTGCCATGTGTCAATCCACCTCTTTCCAATCGTTTATGAATAAGAGATAGTTGGTCACCTGTAAGAACTTTTACAATTTCATTGGCTTTGCTATAGCTACAATTGTAATACTCTTTTATTGCATCAATGTCCTCATTCTTCTCAGGCTTCAACCATCTCGAAAAGCGTTTCTTGGCTCGTACACTATTTATAAGATATTCAAATTGAAGTCGGTGGTCTGCGTGTCCCCGCAGGTTAATTTCATTTGCGTGCAATACCGTATCTGGAAAATATGAAAGAGTTCGATTGACAACGAACGGAACATATTCCCGTTCGGCCATCGAATCCTCTTCCATTATATTTTCCTTTGTAATATTAATCGCTCTCAGATAATCACTTAAATTTGCCATATACTATTTCCTTACAATCACATGAGTAGAAACAACTTTACCGGCAAAAAACTCTTTTGCAAATTGAATTGCCTTATACTGGTCAAAGTCCTTACAAGTAAAGATGTTCAGATAGACTGCTTTCAAATCTGTGAGTGTATGAATAGTGAAATTGGATGTGCTAATAAACTGCACCGCCGAGATTCCATTCAGATGTGGAATGTCCTTCCACTCTGGAGGACACTCGTCCATCGTCCACCAATAACGTTTGCACAATTCCATATCTGTAAGGTCGGCCAATTCAACAAAAAACTTATCCAGAGAAAACTTATTGAATTTCTCTACATCGCAATTATGCAAATCAAGGATTAGTTCTTTTCCGTAAGGCTTATCATTCGTCAATGTCTTCGTCATATTCTGATACTCCCATTATTTTATTTACTTTTTCTTCTGCCTCTTTCATGTTAAGCCGGGCCGCCTGCATATTTGCAATCATGGATTCTATCTCTTCCCGTTTCAGTTGAAAAGAAATAAAATCCGCATCTTGTTTTTCAATGCGTTCGTCTACATTGTCATGTGGTAGCCTGTCAAGTGCCAACTTGACAAGCACGGTAAGAACAAACGCACCAATCGTCCACACGACTATTCCAATTATGATTGTTGTCCACGGCATTTACTCTTTCCTCGGCGGAACTTCTGTCAGAATTTCTATTCCGTTCTTTGCTGCAAACGTATGCTCGACTATTGTTCCCTTTCCTTTTTGCCATCCGGGGCAAAAGAAAATTGCATCACATCTTTCGATGATTGCCAAATCGGAATCAAGGGTATCCTGATATGTAATAATACCATCTTCGTAGGCCCATTCGTCGTTCTCAATCGGACAAATGACTGCATACCCTCGCTTCATAAATTTAATGGCATAATATCGCATGACATTGCGATTCTTCCACTTCTCTTCTTCGCTTAGTGTGTTTCCATCACTAAACCGTCCTGCAATATATATAACAGGCTTTAGGTTATTCTTTCCCATCTTGATACACATCTCCATTCTGTTCACATTTCTCATCTTCATACGGAGCAATCTGCCTCCGATAAAGTTCTTGCTTGGCGCATTCCAGCACACCAATGGCAGAATTGTATTTTTCATAATTTGGGTTCTCTCCCAAATACCAAACCACCATCCTTGTAATAATATAATTTAACGTGCCCGGTTTGCATGGCCAGTCTTCTTTTCCTACACAGAAACTCTCGCATAGATTGTCCAACTTATTGAAAAAGTCATCCAGACCACTATAGTAATACTGGCCATCCGTCCCACTACCGTCAATCAGTTCTCTGTCTTCCTTTTTAATATACGGCATTTTACTTGTACTCCAATTCTACCATCAGTTCCGCAAGACACGCAACCAAGTTCAATTCCAAGTCGGCAACAAACGCAGACTTGTATTGATAATCTGCAATCTTGATTGCTGCCTCTGGAATGCTTTGCGGTTTCACATGACCATACAACCCATCAAAAATCATACGATAGATACGCGCAGGGTCATCATCCAGATTCTCTACCACCCACTTTCTCATGCCCTTGAAGTCTTTTGTCTTCAAATGCCCCATGAGCTTCTTTACCGACTGCTCGGTGATAGTCGTGAGAATCCCGGCATCAATCTCACCCGAAACTGAATACCTTTGCAGTTCATTGAGAACTCTTCGGAAGTCAGGAAAGTATTTTTGAATCAGTTCGACAATAACCTTTTCATTATACTTTACGTTTTCCTTTTCGAGAATTTCAATAACTCGCTTCATCAGGCCCATTGCCAACTTCGGGCTTTCCTTCTTTGCAAACCGAAAATCAATTACACTACACCGAGAATGAATCGGTTCGATAATACGATTTCTGAAATTGCAAGTGAAGATGAATCCACAGTTCTTTGAGAATTCTTCGATGAACCCACGAAGGGCCGGCTGCGTTGATTGGGGATTGAGATAGTCAGCTTCGTCAAGGATGACGATCTTGCGTTTTCCAGTAGAAGTTATGGAAACGGCTGACGCGAACGAACGAATGTCGTTTCGCAGAGTGTCGATGTTTCCACTCTCACTTCCATTGATTAGAATATAATCAACACCCATCTGCTCACAGAGGGCCCGGGCAACCGTGGTTTTTCCCACACCAGCAGTTCCGCACAGAAGTAGATTAGGAACATCACCTTGCTTGACGAAATCAAGAAAGGTTTCTTTCAAGTTCTTTGGGAGAATGCATTCTTCAATTGTATGCGGTCGATACAACTGACTCCAAATAAAATCATCACGAAGTTTCATTTTATATTTGCCTCATTATCATTATGTATATGCCGAACCTCATCGACCCACCGTGCCACAAAGGACAGCGATGGGTCGAGAGGGGGTTCAGCGTCGTTTTCACCACATTACTATAAAACTATTTATAACGCTTTTCCTACTTTCCCGAAGGATTTTTTTCAGTCACACTAACTTTTTCATTAAAACACTACTTGAACTCCCACAATTGCACCATCATTGCTTGGCCCACGCGCAGCATCTTCGTTGAAATACTGAACGGTAACCTTTGAACCTGCAAAATCAGCCAAGTTGAAGTTTGCACCCACATCAAACCGCTCGGTATCACCCGAACGATATTCATCATAATCAAAACTCTGATAAAGGAAGAAGGGTTCAAATCCAACATTCAATGATGCAACCTTATGGACGTTTGCCAATGCAATTGAAGCACCTGCCGAAAAACCAGTTCCGGCATTGCGTCCAGAACCTTGATAATAACGGGCACCATCAAGGTCATAGTCTGCAAACGAAGCAGTAAGAGAAACTGTTCCAGGGTCAACTGTAGTGGTATAGAGTGCATCAACCCCAACCCCGAAAAAGTCCTTGTTGCCACGAAAGGCATCGTTCTGGGATTGAATGTTAATTCCCAAAGCCAAGCCTTCCAATGCTGCGATTGCAAGATCCACTCGCGCAGCAACCAGAGCATCGCCCCGTCCACCGTCGAACAGTCCTACGTTGTATGCAATGCCGACACCTTCGGCTGCATCTGTGGAACCAGAGAGTGCAACTCCGTCACCACGACCGAAGTCCTCTGGGGATGCCCACTTGGAAACCACGTTCGTTCCATCCCAAGTAGTCAGACCATAGAGGTTCTCCGATGCATTTCGGTCGGCAGGAATTAGAAACCGTCCAACCTTAACGTCTGCAAGATTCTTGTGTAATGAAGTACCAAGTGATGCATCAAGAATGTTCAAATCTGAACCATCATACTGAACAGACGCAAACGCATCAAAACCACCCTTCGATGCTGTTGCATTTAGACGAACATTCTCAAGGTCAAAATTGTTTCCATTGTCATCAAAAATTCCTGCGGCGCGTGACTCTGCACCCAATGCCACAGCGGTATCTCCGCTGGCGGCTGCTGCATCTTCGGCCGAAACGCTAACTGCGCTCAGACAAAATGCAAGTAATGTAACAAACAAACACTTACTAACGCTGCTAATACTACTCATCTTGTTTCTCTCCTTATACCCAATGGGAAGCCCTGGAACTTCCGAGGCTTCCCATTAGGTCAGATTAAAGGTTATTTAGTCATTCTGAAATGGTAGAAAGTTTGTGTTCTGCGGAAATCCAATATTCCACATCAACTTCCTTGTTTACAAAATGCCCAATTCCCTTGTTGGAAATCTTTACATCATAGTCTCCAGGGAAGAGAATAATATTGTCAACCTTGAAGGTCATGCAATATTTTTCAAAATTATCCCAGTTTTCCACCGACGAAGAGAACTCTTCAGAAAAGGAAACAGCCTTTCCATCCAATTCCAACTCAAATGCATTGGATGCCTTTGGGTTTTCCTTGTCCGTCACGGCAAGAATAAGTCCACTCGCATCAGTTGTATGAATACAAATGTGCGGCAGCTTCATTGCCCCGGATGCCTTCAAGAGTGTCTTCAAATCATCCTTCTTAATTTCAAATTGAATATCCCCATCTTCTGGAAAATCAACCTTGCCTCCATTCGGAGGTTGAGTCACCAAGGTCGGGTCGGTGTATCCATAATTCACAGTATGTCGCGAATTACCTGCCTTGATCTTGACCGAGCTTTCATTGAACGTAAACTGAGGGTCTTCGAGCAAACTAATTGCACTCAGAAATTCATTCAACTGGTAAATTGCAAAATCACATGGGAACTTCTCATCCACCGATGCCCGGGCCAAGATGTTCTTGCCTTCGGAAATCGTAGAAAACTCAGACCCCTGTTTAATTGCAATCCCTTGATTGATTACAGAAAGGTTACTCAAAATCGAAAGTGTCTCTTCCGAAATACTCAATGACGAAGATGCCATATCACTTGTCTCCTTGTTTTCCATTACTAAAGTACATCATTAAAATAATATAGTGTGCAGCCTTCAATAAATCTTTTCTATTGAAGCCTTCTTTCTTTCCCAAACGAGCCAGATACTTCATTGCACTTGCCTGACAAAACGGCACGGCAATATCAATAGAGTGGAGAAGGTCTTGAATCTGAAATTCATTCTTGCCAACATAATGCTGACCATATGTAGATTCAATATACTCTTCTATCTCCTTCAAACTTTCTTTCTCATTATATTTCATCATGTGTTATTTCGCCTTTGCTTTTTTCTTCTTAGATTCCTTTCGTTTCTTTCTACGCTCTTCGGCTTCTGCTCTTCGTCGTTCTGCGCGAGATGCCAACTGGCCAGAGTCTGCCTTTGGAAACGGAATCACCGGGGCAGGTGGTTTTGGGGGCTGAACCTGTAGCGGCGATCCAGTTCCTCCAGCCCCAGACATTTTCGCCACAGGCCTGTCAACCACCCCACCATGCGATGCATTTGGTAATTGGGAAATTGCAGGAAGATTTCCTGCAAATACATACGACCCGATATGCTGAAGCATCATCCACGGGCACATCCATACTTTGAAACCAATTTTTCGCGACCATTGGCAGAACATATAATCTTCCGAAAGATACCGTTTAGAATCCTCGTCGATGATAGTGTCGAAGAATGCAGTAATCTCTCGCGAACCATCAAAATGTTCTGAACGATTGTGGTCTGGAAGATAACTGGCAATGTCCTTATATTCCTCGGCATACTTCACCAAGACATCCCGCTGAATACACATAAATCCTGTGCCGCCTTCTAATACTTCGACAGGTTCTCCAATTGCCATACGAGCAGCGCCACCAACAGGATTAAAAACAAAATCTCCAACATACTGTTCAAGGTCGGCTGGATTTCCGTCAGGAGGAATTCCGTTTTCTACTGCCGACACAATCCTTTCCCATGCAATACACTTCTTTGGATACGGACCACACACAATATCTCGGTCAGACTCTTCGTCTGCGAGCGCAACAAGTGCGAGCGCATCGTGTGGATTAAATCCAATATCACTATCCAAAAAGAGTAGGTGAGTGAACCCGGAACGCAAAAACTCGTCTGCAATATAATTCCGGGCCCGAGTAATTAGACTTTCATTAAAGAGGTAAAAGAATCGAAGCTCGATTCCCATGTTGGCACACATGGCTGCCAAGTCACAGCAAGCCTTTGCATACATTCCATGACATTGGCCACCATACATTGGAGTCCCAACAAATATCTTTTTCTTTCTCATTTCTTCAATAGAGACTTCTAGCTTCAATTCAATTCTCCTTTATAATGATTTAATCATCGTCTTGTTTTATCGGTCCTTTATATTCATGCCATGCCGGGTCACATCCCAACATGAATTCCTGCCACTTCTCATATTCAAGTTTCGCCTCTCCGCGAAGTAGGTGAGGTCGTACAAATAGATACTTGTCTTTGATTTTATTTAGTTCATCCTGTTCCAGTCGATCCGAAGCCGCCATCGCGAGAAGTCCTTTCTGGTCGTATATGCGTTTCTCTAATCATATAATAATTGGTTTTAATTAATTCTGCCTGGGCGATTCGTTCGCCATGCTCAATCTGAATTACATTTTGAGTCTGATTAATAACAGAAACAAAAACCTCTTCCACATAATCCGAGTCAATTACCCCTTCGCAATTTGAAAGAGTAAGTCCACGTTTGAATGCAAGACCAGACCTTGGATGCAGTCGTATTGAATTTCCCTTTGGAATACTAAAAACAATTCCAGTAGGAATCAATGCTCTTGCCCCTGGACTAAGATGAAAAACGCCATCCTTTGCACCAGAGAATTCATTATCGCGAACCTTTATTATATCCCAATCTTGTAGGTATGCCCGCAAATCAAAGCAGGCAGACCCCGATGTCGCAAAGTCTGGCTCCACGACATCATCATACAGTTTGTAATATTCCAGCTTTGCTAATCCCATACAATTTCCTCCGTCTTCTGAAGACGGACCCATGCATCAGTCCACATTTTTTCAAGACGTTCTACAGTTTCCTTCGGCTGGTTTCGCTTGTTATATTCCTCTCGATAATCATACCCATACGGGTCGAAATCATCATGCATGATATACTGTGCCCGTGACGGACTACAATTAATATGCCGTGCATGATACATCAGGATTGCCGGAGTATTTTTGGCAATTGCCTCAAGCCATGTCACATCCTCTTTTCTCTCGACCGACTCTCCACACTTGTCACACGTTGCTGAACTCTTCATTATATAGGTATCCTTTTCATTCATATAAACTTAATACTTCACTTACTACAGGGTGTCTCTCAATTTCTTTGAAATTAAATTCGACCGACGCAATCATCTTTGCCTTGCGCGTGGCCAATCGTTCCATAAATCCTTTCAATCCGTTATCATCATATCCTCGGTCATACTGGTCTAAGTCTCCTGTTATTACTAACTTGCTACCCTCACCAATTCGCGTGAGTAACATTTTCATTTGCGAGTCTGTCGCATTCTGCATTTCATCCGCGATAATCACGGAGTTCTTGAAAGTCCTCCCACGCATGAATGCAAGCGGAGCAATTTCAATTATGTTTTCATCTAAAAGATATTTAATATCTTTCGGAGAGTAGTATTCCTCGAAGACATCCATGATGGGTTTCGTCCACGGGGTCATCTTTTCAATTAATGTGCCGGGGAGAAATCCGTGTTGCTCGTCAACACTCACGGCGGGTCTGGTAATGACAATCTTGTCTATCGAACCTTCTTTGAATCTGCGAATTGCATACAGGGTACTTATCAATGTCTTCCCGGTTCCTGCCGGCCCTGTCGCAAATACAATATGATTATTCTCATTCTCTAACTGTCTCACTAAATCATATTGCTTTTTATTTCTGGGGACAATTTCAACATCTTTCTTCCTTCGGCGTTTATGTTTTGCCCCGCCATTCAACACTTTCAAATTAGATTCATTCTCTTCTTCTGTTGCCTCTACCTTTACTGCCTTTAATCTCCGACTTTTTTTTGACAATAGCTACCTCCCGAAAAGTGAATAGGGTGTATATTGATATTTATCAAAAAAACATTTCTAATTTTTTATAACCTTTTTAATAAATTGCATTTCTAAAAAACTAATTCTAAGACATAAATCATCAATTTTATTTTTCATATCAACATTTCCTTCATCTAAATTATCAGAAATTTCATAAAGTTCATTGACACATTTATTTAATTCCACCAAAAGGTATCTATCGCTAGAAGATGATATTAAACAATCTATAAACCCAATAACAACTATACGCTTTCCACCAGTAACGCGATGAACTTTATGAAGAAGGCCATGTGGATAAAAAATAGCTTGGCCAGGAGATTCTTTAAATATAGACTCTCCAAAATCATGCCTAATCAACAACTCTCCTCCAGAATATTCAGATGGATCATTTAACCATATTGTATATGATATTTTTACACTTCTCCCATCTCCTTTCGTCAAACTATCTAAATGCCAATCATAAAAATCATCAACATTATATATAGCTATTGCACTAGATATATTATTAAACTCACTACCAGTAACTTCATTTGAAACTATATCTATATTTTTATTATTAAATATTATTTTATGAAGGCTTCTGTCTATAGAGTCATCATATACCGTACTATTTTTTTTATATTTTATTGCTGCACCAGCACTTTTCTTACCATCTCTGGGACTCAATTGACCAGATGTAATCATATTAAAAATAGTTTGTATTTGATCTGAAGATAAAAAATTATCAATATTACTTATCATATTACATTCCTTTCTACTCGTCCTCTTTCTTCATAAACCGCTCTAACCATTTTTTATTTGCCTTCTTTGTCCATTGCCTGCTCTTGGCCTTAGACAGTTTTTCGACCAGAAGAGTTCGCCCACAATTCTTATTATCCGAATGAAGGTGTCCTATAATACCCTTTTCCTTGATAAGATGATTGACAAACTCGTCCGGCAGTTCCTCAAAGGGAATCTCCCGCACAGAACCATCTCCGCGAGTCACCTTGAAATTGACCGTTTCCCGGCCCACATCAGCCCAAGTCTGAACGCACGCGCCATGCTCATAGGCATCGGGAATCAACTTCTGGATTCTATGTGAATTCTCCAATTGAGTATAAAGAGCATCTACCTCTTTACGCTTCAAAAAAAGAGTATCCAACATTTCTTGAAATGCATCTTTCATAGTACAACAATTCCTTTCCGAAACACGCTATCTGACTTCTTGCAGCAAAATACCACAACATCCCGTCCCATATAATCCTCAGAATAATTCTGAATAATCACCTCTTCTGTGAAATGAAAATCGTCACACCCGGAACAATGAACCTTGGGCTTGGGGACATACTCATACTCTTCTTTGTTATTCTTCATCATCTTCTTTTTCTCTTTCTGAAGCAATGCATGGGTTTTCCATTAGGTCCGTCCAGAGTTGGGCATACATTACACCAAAGTCTGGACCGTGGTCACCATACTTCTTATGTCGCGACTGTTCTACTTTCTTTGAGGAAGACCATGTATGCACATGAGCCAATTCATGCGGCAATGTGCATATGGCAAAGTCTCTGCCATGAGGAGTGGTCATTAGTTTATCCTCAAAAGCAATTTCAAAATATCTCTTTGAACCCTTTCCCTTTAACTCACATGATGCAAAATTTCCTTCCATCTTTAATTCATCGACAAACACAACCCGAACAGGAAACTCAGGAACGTGCCCCAATATCTCGGCACGGGTGACATATTCCCGAATCTCTTTCCTGCCCTTTTTATTTTCTTTGGTTAATCCCATTCATCCCCCCACTCAAATGCACCTATTCCACTCTGCTCTTCAGTTTGATATTTCCCTTCGCCGCTCAAAAACTTTTTTGATAGAGATTCCCATTCCACATTATCGGGGGCCGTGGGAGGAAGAAAGCGAGCCGGAGTTTCTATTCCATTCCTTTCACGCCATGCTGCATTTTTTGCTTTAATTTTGGCTTTATTTTTTCGATAATATGCTCTTTGATATGCTCTACGTTCTTTATCTTTACGTTCTTCATCTGTCATTGCCATCTTAACATTCTTTCCTTTTGCTCACCACGGCTGCCTGGATGAGAGTCCAGTATCTTCATATGGACATACTGAATATTCATCCTCGCGACGGCCGTCGCGCAACAAATCAAAGAGCCATTGCTGATTATCCTTTTCCTCCTCATACATCAGCAAAGTTAAACTCGTATCAATCTTACTCACTAGAAAAGTTGGCTTGTATTGTATTCTATTTGCAAAATTCATTTCAATGTACCTCTTCGTTGAACCATTGTACCTTTGATGCCCAGCCTTCGGGAACAACCGAAACAATCTTAAAGTCCTTCGTTTGATTATTTCCAATTATCCAATTCCAGCCTCGGCCAAAGGTCGCGCATTCCATACAACTACACTTGGCACTTTCAAGGGTAACGGACGGACCAGAAAACAATCGGTCATATTCTGTTTCCTTTACCACTCGCCACTTCTTGCCATGCTTCTTGACGCGGGCTTTCCCTTTTTCAGAATTGCCTTTGAACTCCACGATTATTTCATCTTTCATATCTATACTCCCCATCTCTCCCTGTTATTGAAAATATACGCCTCATTCCACCCGGAAGAGCAGCATAAATCTGACGTTGCTGGGGCAATGACAACTTCAATGCCGCAGAAAAATCACGGGTTTTATTAATTTGTTTAACGTATTTTATTACTTCATTATTACTGAGTCTCATATAAATCAACTAATTCCTTTCTGGTATCCGCCCACAAGTGCGGCATATCTATCAATGTTATTATGATCCATGAACGGATTCGGTTCCATGTTAAACAGCCCCTTATGGGAACAGTAACCACAATGCAATTCAACAGTCAACTTTTCTGGAGCATAACAAGAAACCCAATCAGAAACATCCAAGCGTTTCATTACTCCGCTACGGAATTCTATATTACATTCTTTACATTTCACCTTTCCATTCAAAAGAATGCGAATCAATCTAATTCGGTTAATGGAATATCCTTCATGCTCTGCCGTAAAGATTCTTTTATTATTCATTTACTATGCATTCCCTCGCATGACTTCAATACTTTCAATGCCTTGTTCCATCTTGGTCCGGGCTGAAACGTTTGCCGAGTGAACCGTGAT